TAGACAAAAATCGTTGAGTCATCGCCGTTGTTTCGGTTTCATGGCCTTCTTCCCTGAAAACACAGACTTCACTCCCGCTACCCACTCGTCAAGCCACTCAAGAACAAGTTGCGCTCGCAGGTTATCTTCCTGTGTTTGATTTGGACTAGGTGTGTCTTTGGCATATTCTTACATTGTGAGGCCCAATAACCGGGCGATGTCACGCTTGTAGTATTTCGCGTAGCCATGCTTGGTTTTGCCCGCCCAATAATGGACTTCGATTTGTTTGTTCTCGATCAATAGCTTCAGCTCGCGATCTCCCAAGCCGGTCCACGCCTGGAATTCTGACCGCCCGACCAGCGCGGGGAGGCTTTCGAATTCGGTCTTGGTGAATTTGCGCATTGTTCCTTTCTTGGGTTAATACGAGCCGCCGCCCGCTACCTGCAACATGCCCGGCGTAATGTGCCTGAATCTGGCCAGCGCACCGTAGCGAATCAGGTCCACCGGGTCCTTACACGCGCCATGTTCACCGTCGCGCCCGGTCCAATTGTCCAACGCCCAACGCACGTTGAAACAGTCTTCACTCACGAACAGCCGCGGCGAATTCAGGATCGGGTCCATCGGTTGCTCGCGGTCCCAAAACAGCAGGCTATTGATCATGTTGATCCCTTCGTCTATCTGCACGCCGCTCGCCGGATGAAACAGCATTGGCGGCCCCGTGACTTCACCCGTGACGGGGTGTTTCTGGCTTTCGAGCAGCTTATCAATGAGACATGTGCCACCGCGTTCGGCTGCGTGCTGGTTACGGCCGGCGCGTGGATCAATCTGCCGTTCCCGTATATCCTCGCGCAACGGCTCAAGGTTGCCATCCATCACGGCACGTTTGATCACTACGCGCTGCTGCGGTTGTTTGACGTGGCGCTTGAGCAGGTCGTCCAACATCCGTTCGCGCGGTTCGGACCATACGCCGCCCACCAACTCGGCCACCGGCCGCGGCACGATTATCGTTTCCTCGCGCTGGAACAGGCGCTTGTACTCCTCGACGCCATAGCCAAGCGGGTTCTGCGCCGGACCAGGTTCGCCGTCGAATTTGTTTGGGTTCTGCGCTGTTACAGCCCATTCGCCGTAGCGCGCGTAATCGGGCCACTCGCGATAGATGTAGTGATCCGCCGGGTTGCCCGGTGTCACGCGCCACCAAACGCTGAACCAGTTCCGCGCCCCGGCGGGATCGGTTAGCATGTAGTTTGTGCCTTCAGCGGGTATGTTTCCCGGTGCGACGATGTTCCATTCGCCGAAATGTGGGAACGCACGCCAACCCGTGTCGCGCGCGTAACCGTAAGCGCGTTGTTCGATTGTCGCCGACGACGCGCCGCCGTATTTGTCCTTGATTTGGGTGTAGTGTTTGCCAAACGGATTCAAATCCGAGTGGAAATAAATCACGCGCCCGCGCGGGTACCGCGGCACTTGAATGTACGGCATGTGCCCTCGGGGCAAGCCTGGCACATTCACCCGATCCGCCAAGAGTTCGGCGGCGCGGCTGCGAAGCGTATGCGCCGAGTTGCCGACGATCGCTTTCATTGCCGGTGTTAGTCCTTTGACCGGCGCATAAGTCCAGACGAATTTTGCAGCGCGACTCAGCGCACGGCCCTCAAGCGTTTGGAACCATGGCAACGGCATGTTCTCATCCGCCCACGCGCCTAGAACCGATTCCTGCGTTGCGCCTATTTCCCAACCCTCGTAAGCGCCGGGGTCCTGCTTATACGTCAGAAAATAGAGTTCGCTCCGGTTTGGGAACACCACTTTGCCCTCGGTAAAGCCGCCGGCGACAGAGTAACGAATTTTGAACAGCGCATTGGCGCGGTTGTTCTGCGCGCGTATCTCCGGTGGTAGATATTTCCACACCAGCTTTTGCTGTGTCGCGATGCTCGTTTCCTCGCTTTCGTGCAGGCACCAACACACCGCCCCATCGTAACGCATCAGCGTTCGGACCAGCCTCTTCGCCGCATACTCGGATTTCCCTGCGCGGTTCCCGCCGAATATGATCAGAGCAATCGAGTGATTGAGCAACTCGTCCGCATCCGCCCAATGGGGCAACTCGAATCCATACCTCAGCGGATCAGCCAACGAATCGCGGACCGCCTTCGCACGCGCGCTCAATAGCTCGGCGATGATCTCGGCTCCGTCAGGCATTTGCAATAGGGCCAGAGCTTCTTCAAGCGTAGGCAACGGCAACAGCGGATGCTCGTAAAATGCGAGCTTCGATTTGCCGTGATCGAGCCCCGCTGCTTTCGCGATGTCGATCAGTGATGGTGCTGTCGCGGGTGTCACGGGTTTAGAGAAATAAAGGCGCGCCTTGTTTAGTTAATGCACACAGAGAGAACAATGCGCGCCCAGAGAAGCGCATACGGAATCCTTGGCGGACCGCATGCGTTTGGAGATTTTAGTGATGCGGCTAGTCGTCGCCAAAAGGTCCGGTGTTGATCCCATAACTTTAGTCGAGGTAACAAAAGACTGGATCATCCGCTTGCTCGTGAAACTGCAAACTCGGATGGTTGAAAAACAGGTACCGCGCTGCATTCTGGCGGCTGCCAGGCCACCGCTGTTTGTGCAGCACAAATTTCGTGTCCCACTCCTTCTTGAGCGCCGCCTTGCCCATTTCGTTGTCATATTCCTCACGGCTTATCAAGCCCGCTTCGAGTTCGCCTTTCACTTCTTCGATCTTGGCTTGCTTCACTTCGTTGCGCTCGACACTCACGAGGTTGTTCGCGTTATCGCTCCATTGCATCGAGCCGCGAGCCCGTTGTTTTATTTTGCCTTCCGCCTTGTTCAAGTGGCTCACTATGACGACGTGCATGCCGCTCTTGACCGTAAACCCCGCAAATCGCGCCGCAGCCAACCCTTGCTGCGCGTAATCATCGTCCGGAATTCCGATGCGCATCACGCTGTCGATTGTGCCTACCGTGCAGCCCATGTGCTCGCGGGCGTACGAAAACGCGTGCAAGAGATCGCGCCAATCGGTGATGCCGAGAAAGTCGTAAATGACCAGCCGTTGTTGCAGCCAATCCAACGCAGCTTTGGCGCGCTTCATCCCGCTTTCGGTTTCGTCCAGCTTTTGCACGCCGAGCAATTGCCGCGTCATAATGCCCAGAGTGACGTGCGCCGGCATTTCCATGCTGGCGATGCAAACCTTGACCGGCTCCGTTTCGAGCTTTCCATCCTTCATGGTTTCCCATTGCTGCTTTGCGAGCACGATGGCGATTTGACCGATCAACGAGCTTTTTCCCGCCCCGTTCTCGCCGATCAACAGCGTTAACTCATGCTTTCGAATCTTCATGGGGAAGCCGAACGGCAAGACCAACCCCGGCTCCGTTTGCGAGTGATGGAAGAGATAGTTAAAGTACGCTTCCGCGAAATCATAGGGCCGTTTCAGATGTTGCGGTGTGATCGCCAGGTGCCTTTCACTCACTCGCCGGAACCGCTCGAACGCCTCCTCGATCTCGGCCACCATCGGCTCGTTGACGCCTTGTTTGTCGAAGACTTTGCTTACGATCTCCGTCCCGGTTTGAATGGCTTTGCGCGCCAGGTATTTTTCCCATAGGATCGGCAAGTAATAATCCAGGTTCTCGGCACTCGGCACACACCCCATCAACTCGCTCAGGTAAGCCAATCCGACTTGCTCTTCGTCGTGGCCTTTATCCCGCATCCATTGCTGGAGCGTGATCAGGTCAATGCCGCGATTGTCGCGCTGCAACGCTTCAAGGGCGTTGAAAATGATCTGGTGGCGCACGTCGTAAAACACCACCATGCCCGCGAAGCGTTCAATGACTTTCGGCAACGCCTCCGTCGGGGCTAGCAGACAGCACCCAAGGACGCCTTGCTCGGCTTCGTTCGAGTGCGGCGGCAGCCGGTCGTTTTTGGGGTCTTGATTCATCAGGTATATCACATCAGTTCGTCTCGTCGTTTTCTCAGCTCCTTCACCCTGGCGGGATCGGTCTGCCATTGCAGCTCACACCGAATCGAATCGAGTTCGGCGGCGGCATTTTTGCTTGCCGTTTTTTTCGTTTCCTCCCGCCTCAAGCCTCCGAATCCGGACAGCTTAGCCGGCCAGTTCGTAACGGTTACTCCGCCGCTGGTGACCCAATACTTTTCACCGTTTGGGCCTAGACGCGCCTGCCCTTCGTAGTGCGCCCAGAAGTCCCGGCAACACTCTTCCGTTTTGCCTATCGTCTTGCCGTAGGCGATTACCTCTTCGACGGTTGACGGCAGCGCGATGATCAGGCGCGTAACTCCGTTCCCCCCCTCACACTCCCCCTCTCCTATCCCTATCCCTATCCCTTTCCCTATCCCTGCCCCTCCGGAGGGGTTGGGTTCCCCTCCGGAGGGGAGGGGTAGCGCAGGCGTAGAGTGTGTTTGAGAGGAGGACTTCTTAGAAGACTTAACAGTCCCGGTATTAGTGGGTTGAGAGTCTTTGGTATGGGCATGGTATGGGCATGGTATGGGCTTCAATTCGGGATGGAGCGCTAAAATCGCCTTCTGAAACGCTTTCGGCTGTGTAGCTAAGCGCCTACGAATGGCGATAGCGCATTTAGAAGACTCCAACGCTTTGCCCGTACCGAACTGC